TAAAACTTCTAAATGATATATCTTCTGCCTTTTCGTTCCAGTTTTTATATAGAGTTGTAGATATGTGGGGTATAAATACTTGAACTCTACCTCTATTTTCAGGATCTTGTGTATTAACAACAATCCCTAAATGATTACCGGATACCTTGTGCATAATTAATCTTCTTCGGCTTGAACTTCTGGTTTATTTCCATTAAATATTTTACCGACACTTGTTTTAACACTTCCAACGAACTTACCAACGCCATCTGATATTTCAGATGCAGCTAAAGACGCTTCTTTCGTTTGTTCTCCCAATATTTTAAAATCTTCTTTTAAATTTGCTCCAATATTTCCAGGGGAAATTGGATTACCATAAACATCTTCTCTATTACTATTATATACATTTGGTCCCAAGGAAGCCTGTGTTTGTGGAAAGAATGAAGCACCCTTTCCATATCTATCATAAATAGCACTTGCCTTTGTCAATATATTCCCAAGTGGGGTAACACTTGCATACTGTGGTCCAAATTTATCAACTAATGCACCCATTAAATTACCTTGTAATGCTGTTGCAACATATGCGTAACCAAAATTTGATAATTGATCGGATAAATAACCGCCCGGATCTTGACCAATTTGATTTACAGTGTCAATAATCTTATTAACTTCTGGTGGAAAATAAGCAGACACGGTACTAAATGGATTAGAAACTAAAGTAGAAGCACTATTAACAAAATTTTGAGTTATATTTAAATAATTCATTAAAGGTCCGGACATATTGAACAACGATGTAAAAAAGTTTACATCATCCAAAATACACTGCATGGTATCTAATATTAAACATATTAAATCCAATGGTATTATTTTATTTATTGCATATAAAACCGTCTGTTGTATTTCATTCATTATTCCATTTACATATGCATAAACCTGTTGAACATAAAATATAATACCATTATAAATGTCATTTATTATAGCCTGAAAGGTTTCTACTACACCATTTATCGCAGCTACCAATCTACCAACAGAACTAAATGAACCTTTTGGCATTGATAAATACGAACGAGTTCTTATCATATTGCAGAATTTTTCTAAATTTTCTACTGCATCTGGATGGATTTTATTCAATAGATTTTCGACTAAACTTGGTGTGTTTTTAGTTGGTCCAGTAATTGGATTATTCGACATATTATCTGCATTGACTTCGGTTGCTCCCAATTTTCCAACTTCTTCAAAACAACCTTTTTGCCATGCCGGTGTTTTTTTCAATGCTTCATGTAATAATGGTTGTTTAGCCATTTTATAAAAATCATTTATAAATGCTTGATCTATTACATATCTTTCATGTCCTTGCGAACTGGAAGATAATGTTTTATTATCAAATCCATATACAAGTAAACATAATAACAAGTAATATTTGTTTATGTTCATATCACTAAATTGGTGTTTAATTCTTGCAAGTTCCCCATTAAATAAATACGGATAAAGGGTTAAATTTGTTTGTTTTTCTAAATCTTTTATTGAAGCTTTTTCTATTTTTTTATCCTTATCTACAACTGGGGTTGCTTTTCTAACTTCTGGATTTTCTGCTAATTTCTGTTGTCCGGTTGTTTGGGGGTTTGTTGCAGCATTTGTCGTTGGGTTTACAGTAATTGTTAAATCCGTATTATTAAATCCCTTCAATGCTAAATTATTTGCAGCTTCAATGCTATTAAGAGAATTAACTTGTGTCATCACATTAGCAACATTATCAGTCATGCGATTTACTGTAATTTGTGATGATTCTACAAATAATGGCGTTGAATTATTATTACTAATAACTGCTGTCTGTATTGCTGAACTTTGTAATTTACTTTGTCCAACAAACCCACTAGAACCGCTATTCTTTGCTGTCTGTTGATTTAAAAAAATATCTACTTCATTAGCCATATGTTTATATAAAAACTTATACTTGAATGTCATTTTACCATATGATATAATTGAATTTATGACTTTAATGATAGGCATTTCTGGGGCTGCAAGATCAGGAAAAGATACTTTATGTAGATCTTTAATAAGAGAATTTCAAAAAATTAATAAACAAGCAGTTAGAAAATCTTTAGCGGGAGATATAATTAAAAATGATTTAAATATTTTAACTCAATCAAAGTTAAGCTTAAATTGTTTTACAGAAAATACAAAAGAAAAAGAGTTATTAAGACCATTAATGGTTGAATATGGTAAACTTATGAGAAATAAAACAGAAGGTCGTTATTTTACAAATAATTTTTTACCAGAATCAAATAAAATAAATATCATACCCGATATAAGATATGCTGAATACGAAAACGACGAAATATATTGGTTAAAAAATGAAATGAATGGGTTTTTAATTTTCCTCGAAAGAGAAGGAATCGATTCAGCGAATGAAACAGAAGAAGAAAATAATAAAAAAATTAAAATAAAATCGCATCTATATTTAAAATGGGATTCTCTAGATGAAAACGATCCAGATCAATTGAAAATTATTGATGGTTATGCAAAGCGTGTAATTAAATCATTTACCACTTTCCAAGAGGGCAACCGGATGCTTTAACATATACTTTAACTGCAATATAACAACCACATTGCGTACATCTTTCTTGCGCCGAATTAAAAAATTCACAAGAATTACATATAGATTTTCTACGATTTATTTCAACATCATCCGATTTTATCTGTTCACCGGATGCCATATTCTGTACAGTTTTTACAATATCCCCTCCAACGTTTTTAGCCATTTGTGTAAATGATGGATATACACCTCTATTCGAAGATGCCAATTTTTGAATCTGTGCATCTTGTATTGTTTTTTTTAAATAATCACTGTTCATATTTTTAATATTTTATATCTTCTTCTGGCCATAATTTACCAAAACTATCAATTTTAACTGCAACAACTTCTGTTACATAGTTTTGCGCAGTAAAAAGATGTGATACTTTTGTAATAAACCACTGACCCAAAAAACGATCATCAAACGGATTACTATCGCTACTTTTTAATCTGTCGATATGAATAAATCTACCGGGTGCTCTGATGGTTAATCCTAAAACTTGAAATGTTATCGATTGATTTAAAAATATAGCATCCAAAATCATTTGGTTTCTACATACATATTCGGTAGTAAAAGAACCTGATTTAGAAAATTCATTTTTAAACATCAATCCAGTTGTTTTTGTTTTATTTAAATTTAAAATTATTTGAGGTTTTGTTCCATTTTTGAATGAATATAACCCCTTATTGGCAAGTTCTTTTAATTTTTCCAACACACTTTTAATGGAATTTTGTTTAATTTTTATATTAAATTCTCCTTTTGAAAAATCATAATAATGCAATGCTGTGTTTGTAATACGATTATCATCGGTTGCTACCATCGGTGAAAATTTATATTTTTGAATTCTCGATGCAATAGAAGACATAAAATTTCGTGTATTGCTACTATCTGAATAAGATGCTCTATCTACCTTTGGTGGTGATTTATCATCATCCAAAGCATCGGAATCCTCTATCATCATTATTTCAACTTGATCGGGTTCTGAATTTTGAAAAAATTTTGATATTGGAATAAGTTGCCATTTTTTGTTATCTGTGGTTCTACCTAAATCAAGAACAACGGGATCTTTTGTACTTGATGTACAATGAGACAATATATAATTTAAATCTTCAAATGCAGTGGATCTAGCTGGTGAAAAATATTTTATTTTATTCTCTTTGTCTCCTGCATCCCAATTGGTTTCATCTATATTGTCAAACGGTATGGTTGGATTATCTATTGTTCCATTTTCATCATAACCAATTTTTAATTTATCGGTTTTATTTGTCAAAGACATAGAATTTGATGCGGTCAAACTTAAAAGTTCTTTCAATATATCATTTGGATTTAATGAAAGTTCGGAATCTTTTAATTTATATGCGGGTTTATTTAATTTTTTGGCAGCAAGTTGAGCGGTAGACCATTCTAAATTTCTTTCTTTTAAAATCTGATACCTTTCTTCTACGAATTTATACACCCTTTTCTTTATTTGTGCATTATCGGTTGGTAAGTCTTGTACATCAGTAACGATAAAATCGAAAGATAATTCCCATTTATCTTTTGGAAAAACTGATTCATCTTCTATGTTGTCATTACTAACTGGATATATTCTAATTGAAATTTTATTTCTACCATCGGTCCTATCGATATATGGTGCTTTTATAGATGGTATTGTTTGATTTGAGTAATTTACAGGAGCAACAGTTCCTCGATTAAAACCTTCAAAAACTATATTCAATGCAAGTTGACCGCTTGTAACAAAATTGTGCAAAGACTCATTTATTATCAAAGAATCAACAAGAAAAAACGGAATAGCAACAGGCGTTTCGTTTTCTATTTGATTGTAAAATACAATTTCAATATAATAATATTGATCTCTTATTTGTTGATAACTTCCAATTTTAGTTTTCATCCAGAACAATCACTATCATTTACATTTTTAACTAATTCAACTTCAAGTTGATTGAAAACAAAACTAACAGTACAATTTATTTCACTTGGATCTTGATTAGAATAATTCAATTCACTTAAAGTTGTTGGAAATGCACCAGTATATTTAAAGGAAATTATTTTATTATTATACTCATCCAAACCAAATATGTAAAGATTAGTGGTATAATCTTTCATTGGATTTATTAAAGCAGGATCTTCGTTTTGAACTGGATAAAAATCAATTGTTTTTGTTAAATCGGTATATGATTTTTTCGAGTCATTGAATAAATTTAACCAATTCCATAAAACCCAATAATTACTATAACCATTATCAACTAAAAATTTTATAGTTAATGGTGTATATTCCGGTCTTGATGTAGACGATGCTTTATAAACCTGACCACCAAATGGAACGTTTATAGCTGGTACATTTATAGATGGAACCGGAGAACCATAAATTGAAAATTGAATTGTATCTGCTTTAAAATTGTTATGTGAAACAACATCAAATTTATTTTTTAATGCTTTTGGAACATCCAAAATCAAAATAAATTTATCATTTCTTGCTTTATTTAAAATTGATTGAAACATATTTAAAATAAAAATATTGGTCTATATTCTTCTTTATTATATAACTTATCACTTTCTTCCGTTTCTTTATCTTTATTTGTTGAAACATTCCCCCAAGTCATAAGCCAACCCTTTAACAAAGAAGATTCTTCGTCATATGTAATTTCCTTTTTCGGATCAAATTTTCCAACATAAGAAAATCCACTGTTTATAACTCCTTGTCTTTTAAATGTAGATGTTTGACCACTAAACAATGGACTTTTTTTAATTAATTCTGAATTATCTACTAAAGGTGTTAGTTTTAAAGGTCTTCCTTGATCATCTATATCTACAATGTTATAATATTTTCCAGCTATCGATGGTTCTAATATAAAAAGACCCCAAACTAATGACAATACCCTGTCATCCAAATCACTATCATTTCTTTTACTAAATGTAAAATTTGGATGTCTAACAAAATTATTTAATTCAAGTAAAGTATCAATATCAAATAATTTTACAGCATTTAAACTATTAACCCAATATCTAAAATTTGTAATACCTTTATACCGAGTATTCGTATGATTATGTACCCCAAAACGATTTTCTGTATTGTAATGCTTACTGAAACCTTCAAAATGGTACGAAACCACAGATTCATAATTGTGCGTGTGACACAAAACATCCAAAACCTGTTGTCCATTATTGTTATTTTCTACTAAAATAGGAGGTCTTCCCCAGTCTTCAAGTATACCCATTAAACGTGTGCCGAAATGAAACGGACTCATTTGATTTGTAGCATATATAGCTACTTGTTTTATATTAGTTAAATCCGATACGTCTAAAATCTGAGCAACGGTATTAGTTCTACCTATACCCTCTCCAACGTCCACACCTATAACATAAAAACTTTCTGGATTTGGTTGATTAAAAACTTTATAAGCACCATTATCCATTACCAAAATAGGTTCTATGCATTGAGCCTTTAAGCTTTCTAATAACTCAGGATCAATAGCAGTCTTTCCTTCCATGTGAAACTTATTACAATACTCCTGTTCAAAGTCATCCTTGGAACCCATTAGTGCTAAAGTTTTTTTAGCCCATTCTTCATCTCTACCCGGAATATCCCACCAGTTTACAACCTCCAAATGCCATTCACTTCCTTCCTTTTGGGAATCTTGATAGAGTTCATAAAACTTATTATCAGTTCCATTTGGAGTACTGATAACAACAATTTGAGACTTTTTCATTGAAGAAATAATAGGAATTGCAGATTTCCACAACTCTCTCATTAATTCATTTGGACAGTGTGCCATTTCGTCAATAATCAATAGATTACTAGTACTACCGCGAGGACCAGAACTGGAAGTTGTACTAATCGTTATTGCTGAATCATTTGATAAAACAAAACCATCTTTCCTCCAAGATTTAACACTTGGTTTCATCCAAACCGGCAGTTGTTCAAATGACATTTTTATTCTGGAAAAAATCTCTTTTGCAGTTGATTCTTTATTTGCAACTATTGTTATTCTTTTATCCGCTTGAAAACAAACAATCCATAATGCATAAATTGTTATAGTTGTGGTTTTTCCACTTTGACGACTAGATAACACAGTAGTAAATCTTTTTGATTTAAAAGCTTTTAAAAGATTTTTTTGATATTTGTATAATTTAATTCGCTCTTTACCATCTTCGGTTATTATATAAAAATAGTTTTCTGCAAAATGAAATACACTTTTAACACAGATTTTCATTTCTTCTTCCATTTCTGGAGTCCATTTTATCTGTGGATTATTTTTTAATAGGTTTTCATTACCTTTATAAAAAGAAGCATCAACCAAGACATCATCTGGTTCTATATCTTGTAAATTTATTTTACTTTCGGTTATATTTTTTTTATGTCTACCCATTAGATATAAGTATTTACTGTAATAATATAAAAAATCACTGACTATGAATCAAGACATCATATTGGGTAAACATGATAAAGAATTTGGATATTTCTCAAAATGGCCAATATATGTTGTTGATACAGTAGATAAAAAAGGAATTTATAATATTCTACAAAATAAATTAAAATATTTTGAGGATAATAAAATAACAAAACTTATATCAGAAGATGATATTATGAATTATTTTTTAAATTTCCCAGAAATTGATTTTGAATGTATTTATTTTAAAGATATGATGCCAAAGCATTATGTTTTTAAAATAAATGAAGTTTTATATTCATATACAATCGGTCTAAAAAGTAAAAGAAAATTATATATGAGATGTTATTTTGATTATAATAAAATAATAACTATAAATTAATTTGTTTTTTAAGTTCAGAAATTACAGTCCAAACTAATTCTTTTTTTAATAGTTTTAATATAGTTCCGGGTTCTGGTATTTTTGTTGCATCTTTTATTTGATTATATTCACAAACCAACCACCACAAATCCATTGTACCATAATGTTTATATGAAATATATACCCAAGTATCATTCGGAATTACATAATATTCATCTTCTGCGGAGCTATCATTTGCGGCAAAAACGTTTATAGATCTTAATATATTATAAAATTTTGTTTTATCTGGATCTTCATAGATATTAAAAAAATTTTCATATCTATATAAAGACAGTTTTGGTAAATCATTAAAATCTTGTTGCTTGCTCATATATTATTAAGGTAACGGTTCACGCGCTTCTGTTTTAGAAAGATTTGGCTGAAAGGATTCGGCTACATTAAAACTAGCATCAGATATAGCATCGTATGCTTTACCATAAAGATTTGCTGCTGTTTCCAAAGTCTTTCCTGTAATTGCCGCCCCCTTATCATACTTTTCTTGAAGCGTTTTATTAATTGAAATTACATCTACCTTTTTAGCACCCATTGTAGCTGCAAATACATTTGAACTCTGAGAAACTAAATCAGTAAATGTTATAGTTATTTTATAAGCCTCTGGTATTAATACTTCCCTAGAACCAAAATCTTTAAAAATATCCATCTTTCTCGTAGTACCAATACTTTCTATCGATAAATCACTAATATATGCAGCTGCCATATATATACCACCCAAAGAAAAACTATCAACGGTATATATTTTTGGGGGAATATAAGACATCATAGTTGTTCTAGTTTTTAAATTTTGAAATGTTAATAAATTTACAAATGAATAATGATCAAATGCACTGTCAATATCTATAGTATTATATAATGGAAAACTTATGGTTAATGACTGTTGAGATGTACCTTGAAACGATTGAACTTCCTCAAAACCAAATTTTGGAGTAAAAAAACTAGTAGCTGCACCAGCAACAGAAGCCACCATATCCAACTTTGAACCAGCAGAAGATTCTCCCCCGCTACCAATAGATTCCAATAAAGATTTTTCAGCACCCCAATTGTTTGTTACTTTTTTTAATCCTGCATTTGTATTTAAATATGGAAAATTATAAGCAAATCCGGTTCTATTTGATGCATACATTGTTAAAAAAGTATCAAGAGATGCATTTGGATTATCGCCCGTAAGAAATTTATTTTTTAAAACTTGATATACATTTTTTCCCTGCGTCAACAATTGAACTAAATTTGTAGCAGTAGTACCAAATTTTAATTCAAATTCAGTCGCCCATATACTAGGAACTTCATCATTGCTTCCGTTATTTTTCCACTTCATCGTGTTCAAAACATCAACAATACCAACCTCTCCACCTTTTGGCTTTAACACAACATATCCATTACCCAAGCTAATACCACCGGGACTTGTTGTCTTTTCTTCTGCTCTAAAAAATTTATTAGATGCAAACGCAGCATTAACACCAGCAGCATTACTTGTCATAATTATACAGTAGCTCTAATCCTTTCCGATTGCGCCCACCAAGACAATCTATTATCCGATATAACATCTCGCACATCTCCCATAAGATATTCTTTACTATTAGACGATGCATTTGTACTGTTATTATTTGTAATATTAATATTTTTATTATTTAAATTGCTCGTTTCAATCAAATTTTTATTCAAATTTAAAATTGAACTATGAACATCTTTCATTATTATTTTTAAATCAAGTAAAGATCTATCCAAAAATCCCCCAGATTTAAATGTTAATATATTATCATCTGGGGCAGTTTCAAAATTTTGTTTACCCAATGACATTTTAATTGGAACACCCGTACTTTCTAAAAGCCCATCGTTCATTGGAACTGCTTTTTGATTATTATTTTTGTTGGGTGCTTCTGTATCCGATGAATCCGGTTTTATTGCAAGACTCTTTGCATCTGGTGTATTTTTTAATTTGAATGATTCAGCAACCGCTTTTCCTGCGCCAGCACCCAAACTACCCTTACCTTGATATAATGATTTTTCCATCCATTCAGACACAGCATTATCAGTTTTAAAGCCTTTTCCAGTTATAAAATTCCATATACCAGTAACACCTTTAGACAACAAATCAATCAAAAATGTAAAAATATCACCAAATCCAACAACAAAAGAAGTTAAAACGGATATACCTTTTTGCAAAGGAGTGAGATTGTCATCACTCCAAACATCAAATAAAGTAGAGAATGCATCAACAACTGGATCTATTAAAATAGCAATCGGTCCCAAAAATTTATCTAAAAATTTAAAAAATCCCATAATTGGTTTTACGAATGGAAATATTAATTCAAAACTAGTTTTCAACGGTGTAATCAATCCTCTTAAAAAAGAAAATGTACCTTCTATTGTTTTAGATATTAATGATATACCATCACTACCTTTAAAAAACCCCATAACATATTCAAAAATACCACTAATTACCTTACTTGATGATTTTAAAAATTCTAATCCAGAATTAATAGGAGATATTATATATTTTTCCATTTTAATTGAAATGGCGGTCGATAATTCTTCAAATTTTGTAAAGTTTTTAGCCTTTTCTATAAACTCCGTCCATTTTAAATTTATAGAATTTGTAATTTCATCAAATTTTGTAATTTCTTTAATTTTATCTATTAATTTTGTCCATTTATTATTAATGGATTCCATAAAACTTTCAAATCCCGGTATTTTTTTAAGTGGTTCTGTTACATATTTTTCCCACTTTAATTCAAACCATGCTTTATAATCTGCAAATTTATAAAGACCCTCTTCTTTTAAAGCTTGCATTATTTTAGAAGGTATTGTTAATATTGTTTTAATCGATGTATATAATTCTTTTCCAAGATTTATTATACTACCAACCGTTCCAGCTAAAATTGTTCCAATTAAAACTAATGTAGACAGACCACCGAAGGAAGAATCTCGTTGTTGTGCTTCTTCACTTTTATTGCTGCTCTCTATTTTCAAAGATTGTAATTTACTTAAAAAATCTTTTAATAATAAATCTCTTAAAAATTTTTTAGTTTCATCTGAAAAATCAATTTTATTTATTTTTTCTCCAATATTTTCCTGTTCACCATCATCTTGTTTTTGATTTAAAATTTTAAAATTATCAAACAAACTTTTAAAATTTACTTGTAATGAATTTTTTAAATTTTGAAAAAAAGATTCATTTCCATTTTCATTGGGTTTTTTTATATTTTCAGGTATTAATGATGAAACTTGCGCATCTTTAATAACGCTCTCTGGCTGTTTTTTAAAATCGTTTGCATCCGGAAGTTTTACATTTAAAAAATCTTCAACCTTTTTTTTATAAGATTTTAATTTATCTTTAAAATCATTTGATGATATATC